CCCAATGGGAAGGCCCACTTGAAGAGCAGTTTGCCAATCGTCCCAAGATGGAGATCAACAAGATCCACTTGAGCGTGATGCGTATCATCAACGAGTACCGCAACAATCGGATCACTGTTGACTTCATCAGCAAAGAAGGCGCTGAGGACGATAAGCTGGCCGATACCTGCGATGGCCTGTACCGATCTGACGAAGAGTTCAGCTCTGCCGATGAAGCCTATGACAACGCCTTTGAGGAGGCTGTCGGTGGTGGTATCGGGGCATGGCGACTACGAGCGGTGTACGAGGACGAAGAGGATGATGACGATGACCGTCAGCGTGTCAGCATCGAGCCAATCTATGACGCCGACTCATCTGTATTCTTTGACCTTGGTGCCAAGCGCCAGGACAAGTCAGACGCCAGGCGATGCTATGTACTGACCAGCATGAGTAGTAGCGAGTACATCGAGGAGTGGGGCGATGACCCTGCAAGCTGGTCTAAAGATGTAACTATGGCTGAGTTCGACTGGTGTACTGCTGACGTGGTATACGTTGCCGAGATGTACAAGGTTGAAGAGGTCAAGCACACGGTCTACATCTACACCACATTGGAAGGCGAAGAAGAGCGATACACTGACTCAGACTTCGAGGAAGACGACACGCTAGAAGATACCCTGATGGCGATTGGCACCAAGCTAACCGGCGAGAAGAAGACCAAGAAGAAGCGAATTCACAAGTACATAATGTCTGGCAGCAAGATTCTTGAAGACTGCGGCTACATTGCAGGGCAGTGCATCCCAATCGTTATGGTGTACGGCAAGCGATGGTTTGTGGACAACATCGAGCGTTGCATGGGTCACGTTCGTCTGGCCAAGGACGTACAGCGCCTGAAGAACATGCAGCTATCCAAGCTGGCTGAGATCAGCGCATTGTCTACGATTGAGAAGCCAATCATGCTGCCAGAGCAGATGGCCGGGTTTGAGATGATGTGGGCCGAGGATAACATCAAGGATTACCCTTACCTGCTGGTCAACCCGATCACTGACGCATCAGGTCAATCTTTACCCGCTGGCCCCATTGGATACACCAAGTCGCCACAGATACCTGCAGCAATGGCCGCGCTACTGCAGATTACTGAGATGGATATGCAGGATCTGCTGGGCAAGCAGGACGCTGGCGAGCAGCTACAACCCAACGTCAGTGGCAAGGCTATCGAGCTGGTACAGTCACGTCTGGATATGCAGGCGTTCATCTACATGTCTAACATGAGCAAGGCTATCAAGCGATCTGGTGAGGTCTGGCTATCAATGGCTAAGGACATCCTGGTCGAGCGTGGCCGCAAGATGAAGACCCTTAACTCCGAGTACGAGGCTGGCCAGGTAGAGCTGGGCAAGCCAATGCTGAACCCTGACACCGGCGAGATTGAGTACGAGAACGATCTGCGCGAGGCAAAGTTTGACCTGTCGGTTGACGTTGGCCCCAGCTCATCAAGCAAGCGAGCATCAACGGTTAGATCAATTACCGCAATGATGCAGATGACTCAAGACCCAGAGAACATGGCGATCCTGAGTGCTATGGCGATGATGAACATGGAAGGCGAGGGCTTGAGCGACGTTCGGAAGTTCTACCGCAAGAAACTGGTTCAGATGGGCGTTATCGAGCCATCAGCACAGGAAGCCGCTGATATTGCAGAGGCCGCACAGAATGCACAACCAGACGCTAATGCTGAGTACCTGAGAGCTGCAGCAGCCAATGAAGTGGCCAAGGCCGAGAAGACCAAGGCCGATACCCTGCTGTCCGTTGCCAAGGCTGAGAACACCAAGGCTGACACAATGGAGACACTGAGCAGCATCAAGTCAGAAGATCAGGCAAGAATGATCAAGGCTGCAGAGCAAGTCCGTGAGATGAGCGAGAGCATGAGACAGCAGGCACCGCAAGGGTTTGGTCAGCAGATGCCACCAGGAATGCGTCAGCAGATGCCGCAGCGTGAGCCTGACATGGCCAACATGACTACGGAAGAGCTGATCAACATTGCGCGAGGTCAATAATGTCCAAGCTGACCAGGGCAATTGAAGAGCTGGCAAGACGTGCTGATGCTGGCGATGTCAAGGCTGCCGAAGGCATTAAAGCATATCACGGCTCGCCTTACAGCTTTGATAAGTTTAGCACGTCCCAGATTGGGACTGGCGAAGGCGCTCAAGCGTACAGTCGTGGCCTTTATTTTGCCGAGAGAGAGAAGACGGCAGAGGGTTATCGGGACAGAATAGCTGGCGCAGATTGGGTTGATAGCTCTGGGATTCCACAACAAACAAACTCAATAACCAGTGATCTGACCGAAAGACTAAGGGCTGACGGGATGGGCGTTGTTGATGCTGACCGAGCGGCTACCATGTGGTCGATAATTGCGCGTGATGGTGATCAAGCAAGAAATTCACCCGGTTATCCTGTGATCAAGAAGTATTTGGACGAGAAAGGGATAAAACTTAGACAAAAAGGCTCGATGTACGAGGTCAACATAGACGCTACACCGGATGAGTTCATCGACTGGGATTTGCCACTTGATGAGCAGTCAGAAAGCGTAATGAACGCGCTGAAGAAGACAGACTGGTATGAGTACGCAGAAGAAGGCGCGTACAATGCTGCCGAGCGTCGAGGCGATAACGCATACGGCATGGATCTTGTTCGATGGCTTGAAGAGGATGGCGCTGAAGACGCGGCTCAAATGCTCAAGGATGCAGGCATCAAGGGCGTCCAATACGCTGACGCACAGACGCGGTTTGGCAAGGGGCCAAAGACAAAGAACTATGTAGTGTATGACGACAAGCTGATCGACATCACCAAGAAATACGGCATCAGCGTTCCACTAGCCTCAGCAGTCGCAGCAGGCACCATGACCCCAGAAGAGGCCCAAGCTGGTGCCTTGAGTGCGGGAGCACGTCGCATTATTGATCCTCGTTTTAGTCAGCCAGTTGCCGGTGGCAGCACAAGAAAGGGCGTGCTAACCGATCTCGAGGGAATGGAGACAACAGTTGACCCAAGGCTAATGAATATTGGCCGTTCAGAGGCGCTATACGATTACGAGGGAAGCCCTTACATATTGACCCAATCTGACAGGTCAGCGGCTGGTGGCGTGGTGACTAGCGTCAAGGGCAAGGAAATCGACCCAGTAAACTTGCGCGGCGGTCGAGACTTCATGTTCGATCCACAGTCTGGAGATCTTGTCTGGGCATCCGATCCAGCCGTAGTCAAGTCAATGTACAAACGCGCCTTGGAGCTACGCGAAAAATATAAAAAAGACCCGCTACTGTTACCATACACAATGGCTCCAACAGGAATTGACTTTGCCACCATGCCGCTGGATGTGATGATCAACTACGCTAGACAAGGCATGGGAAGATCGGACATTAAAAGGCTAGACGAACAAATCAGGAAGGTCATCCCAAGCTGGAAGGGGGTCATGAACCCTGAAGCCAATGCTGTGTTCCGCGAGGTTCACGGTAACAAGCGCAAGGCTGTGGCAAACATTATCGACAAGAATTTTCGTGATGTTGAAGGTGGACTATCAATGGGAGAGGCTCGCGCAGCTACAAGTGACGCGGCTCAGTACATGGCACCTGACGGCAGCATTCAGAATATTGGGCAAATTGAGATTTCAGATTCGTCATCAATTGATCAGTTATCAGATCATCCAACGTACCGTGGTGGACTGAAAGGTCAGGGTATTGGCAAGCTGGACGTTGATATTGACGCCAGAGAGCTGATGGAGGACAAAGGTCGTGAGCTAACAGGAGACGCTGCAGACATACGCGCACTGAGCATGAACCATGAGTTGAGCCAAGGAGTGGTTGATGAAAAACTTCTACGCAGACTTTACGACAAGCAACGTCCACGAATCGAAGCAATTAGCGAAAAGTTTGGTGTAAGCATCCCGATTGCAGCGATGGCACTGATGGGCGAGCCAGAAGAGGCCAAGGCCGAGCTGTTGTCTGAGGTTCCACAAGAGCAAGCACAGCAACTGCAGGACAATTGGTCGCAGATAGAGGCGAACGCACAAGCTGGAATGGGCGGGATGGGCGTCAGGTCAGCGCCAGTAGCCCAAGACGAAGAGGCAATCATCGCAGCACAGCAGCCAGCGCCAACGGGTGCAGACCTAATGCAGCAGGCCAATGATGACTTTCTGAGCGGTATAATCAATCAGCCAGGATCGTTCTTCAATCCTGAGACCTATGATGTCATTGGTGACACTGCGCGTGGAGCATTCGATGCTACAGTCGGGTTCTTGGGCGACATGGAGCAGATGCTTGTTGGCGGTATTATGCAAGGGATAGGCGGCGCTACCACATGGGAGGACGCGCTCAAGATGATCGGCGGTGGACTTGGCCAAGGGATTATAAACGCACCAGAAGGTCGTGGCAGCAGGTTTATGGAAGGCATGAAGAACTATGACCCTGCGTTCATTACCAGCGGGGAGGTTGGGCAAGTTCCAGGCATCATCCCTAGTTTTGGCACACAGGATGAAGAAAGAACCAAGCGAGCCAAAATGCTTGGCGGATTCTTTGCTCCGATTTAAAGCACTAATTGTTTAATTAACCCAAAAGGCATCGAAATGATCGGAAACATG